AGTGAATGCTACACCGTTTTTATATGGCGCTATATTAGCTTCGTATGAACCTTTACCCGCATTTTCAGCTGATAATGTGGCATCTGGGTTAAATGGTGGAGTGGCAGTATTACGTTCACAGAGACCACACATTTGGATGTATCCTCAAACTAATCAAGGTGGTGAATTATTATTACCTTTTTATTATTATCAAGAGTGGCTCGATGTGACTATTCAAGGCAATTTAGTTAATATGGGGATTCTTACTCTTGAAGATATAGTTGCACTTAGATCTGCTAGTGGTGCAACATCACAAACAGCTACTGTACAAATATATGCTTGGGCGGAAAATGTCAAACTCGCTGGACCCACTTATAGTTTAGCATTGCAAAATGATGAATATGATATGAATGGACCAATTAGTACAACGGCTACCGCTGTAGCTGCTATAACCGCAAAAATGGGAGATATTCCAATTATTGGAAAATACTTTAAAGCAACATCAGTTTTTTCTAAAGGTCTAGGAAAAGCTGCTGGTATTTTAGGATTTACAAACACTCCAGTTATAGATCCTACTCACCCTCTTTATGTTCAAACAAATCCAACATTTGCATCTGCTGACATATCTTTCCCGGAACATAAATTGACTTATGATCCCAAGAATGAACTGACTATAGATCCTAGAGTTGTGGGCTTAAATGGTGTAGATGAAATGGATATATCAAATGTAATACAAAGAGAATCCTATTTAACAACTTTTACATGGACTGCAGCTAACGCTGTAAATACAACTTTGTTTAGTTTTAATGTTAGACCTTCTCAACGTGTTTATTTTAATTCCTTATATTTATCATCTACACCAATGGGGCATATATCTCAATTATTTGAATATTGGAGAGGAGATATTATAATACGTTTTCGTTTTATATGTTCTCAATATCATAGAGGTAGAGTTCGAATAACTTGGGATCCCAATGGTGATGTTATAAATAATAATGATTCTACACCAACATCTATTAATAATATAGTAGATATTGCTGAAACTACTGATGTTGAGATTCGAATACCATATATGCAAGCATTTGCTTGGTGTAGAAATACATTAGCAACTAATTTAACTGAAGTTTTTCACAATCGAGGTTATTTGAGAAATGTTGGTTTTGATAATGGTAATTTAGTTGTTAAGGTATTTACAAATCAAACATCACAAGTTTCCTCAGCTGATATTTCAGTGTTAGTGTCTGTGAGAGCAGCTGATAATATGGAATTTGCTAATCCAAGAGAGTTACCTACAGGAGGAAAATTTTTTACTCTTCAAAATGATGAATATGCTTTAGAGAGTCCGACACAATTGGGTGTTGAAACTAATATGACTCCAACCAGGTATGTTACTCATATGGGTGAAGCAGTAAAAAATTTACGGACAGTATTGAGACGTAGAAATTTTTATAGATTTTTTCCTACAACTGTTGCTAATGCAACAACTCATGTAGCTATGCTTAATTATATTAATAGGTTACCATTATTTCCAGGTTATGATCCAAATGGTGTGGATTTAGCCAGAAATCAAGCTAATACAGCTAATGTACCATATAATTGGGTTTCAATGATGCCTTATACATGGTTAGCTAGTTGTTATTTAGGGTGTAGAGGTTCGGTAAATTATTATTTTACACCACTACAACCAACACCAGCGACATCGCGTGGAACTATACAAACAATAACAGCAACACGTGTTGTTAACACAATTACGGCAGCCAATTTTACATCTAATACTGGTCAAAATAAAGTATCGGATGCTTTAGCACCTAATGTATATAGTAGATTTTATGCTGTTGATATTCCTAAAATTAATGCTGGTGGATGTGAAACTTATGTGGACACATCGGGCACACTACCTGTCCAATTCCCATATTATTCTCGTTTTAGAATGAGACAATGTGATCCAACAAAAGCCGTTTTAGGCTCAAGCTTAGATGATTCTAATATAGATAATATATTAATTACATCTTTGTCTATAGAAGATGACAATGACACAGATTCAATTATCAATCAAGGACTTAAGGTTCATTTTGGTATTGGAACTGATTTTGCATTTTTATTCTTCTTAAATGTACCGGTATTATATATATATGCC